TGTTTGAGCCGTTCCGGCATTGCGTAGCAACAAACATTTAGTAAAATATAAAAAGAGAATAAAAAATACAAAAAAACTAGCTAAATTTGACTTTTTTTACTAAAATCCAGTTAAGTTTTTTAAGTTTTTAGCTAAATTTACTAAGTTCTTAAATATCTTAAATAAGATTTAATTAAGATTTAATTAAGCTTAAATAAAACTTAATTAAAGCTAAAAATACATAAAGAAAAAATAGTAAAATATACATAAATCATGAATTCTATTACTGAACTGGTTTGCAAAAATAAAAAGGTCTTGGACTTTTTCCAAAATCATCCTTCTCTTGATTTTGAGAAAACCAATTTGCTCTTTGTCAACTTCATGGAGACCTTTTTCAATCATATTACTGATGATCTTGAAACAAATGTCAATTCTCAGGTTCTTTCATTCATGAATGAAAACAAAAAACATCTTCAAGATTTCCAAGAGCAACTAAGTACTCTAAAAAACGATATGCAAAGTAAACAACAAGAGCAAGCAGATTCCATTTTTTCGAATCTTTCTTCTTGGAAAACTCAATATATAGAAGATACAAAGCAACTTCTTGAGAATAATCAATTGAGTTCCAATGAAAAAATAAATCAATATCTTGATAGAAACAATAATCAGCTAATTGATAAAACTGCTCTTCTTTTGAACGATGCTATTCCTAAGAACCAAAGCGTTCTGCATCAGCAAATAGTATACTCACTAAAAGAGTTCAATGAACAGGTGAGTAATGATACACAAAAGATTATTTCTTCGAAAAATCCGAATAATGCCTTGGATAATTTTATTCAAAGCTTTGAGACTAAGTATAATAGTCTTGTTCAAAGTATTCAACAACCTCTTTTCTCTGTTCTTTCTTCTACTGAAGAACGATTGTCCAAGAACATCGAAGGTATTCGTGAATTTAATTCACAATCGCTCCTTTCTCAGAAACCCGTCTTGGACGATCTGGGCGATTTCCTAGGTAAATATAATATGTCTTCTAACAAAGGTAAGTATGGAGAACAAAACCTCTGTGCAATTTTAAATAATATGTTCCCTTCTGCAGAAGTCCAAGACACAACCGGAACAAAAGCTTCAGGTGATTTCCTTTTGAAGCGCGTTGACAAACCGAATATTTTATTTGAGAACAAAGAGTACAAAGCAAATATCGATAAAGAAGAAGTAGCGAAATTTATTCGCGATATTGATACACAAAAAACGAATGGTATTTTCCTTTCTCAATATTCAGGAATTACTTTCAAACAAAACTATCAAATCGATCTTCATAAAGGAAATATTTTAGTATATGTTCAGAACTGCGAGTATTCACCCGATCGTATTCGTATTGCAATCGATATTATTGACTATCTTTCTGTAAAACTCCAAGAGCTCAACATAGATGAAACCAATAATATTACAAAGGATACGTTGGACGATATAAACTTGGAATATCAAAGTTTCATTTCTCAAAAAGAAACTTTAATTATTGCAGTCAAGGAATTCAACAAAAAGATGACCTCTCAAATCGAAGATTTACGACTTCCTTCCTTGGACAAATATTTGGACTCTAAGTACGCCTACGTGAAAAGCCGGTCTTTTATTTGCGATATTTGTAATGATTTTGTCGGGTCAAATAAACAAAGCCTTTCTGCACACAAACGTGGTTGTAAAAAAAGGGCTTTACTCAACAATGCTGGGGCCAGTGAATCCTAAAAATACTGTCGTTGTATTATTAAATAACACTTATCACAACATTGGTCATAACCAAAGGTCCAGTAACGATTTATCAAAGGTTCTTTTGTAAACTCTTTAGAGCATTCATCACAAAAAAAATCATTGCAATGATCACACTTATTATTTTCATTATATATATCGAGCCTTTTGCATTTTTTACATTTCCTAAGGTAGCTAGTAATATAATGGAACAAATATGTATCCTCTAATGGATTATTCATTATACAAAATCATATATTTTTTATAATGGATTTTTCCGTATTTAATTGTATTAAGTTAAATAATATAAATATTTTCATTTATATTATACTAATGAACGAAACCGAGATTGCCTACAATGAACTCGTTAGTTATCCCCTACCCGAATATACAGTATCGTATCGAATAAGGGAAGCAGGAGAACCCCATGCAAAAACTAATTTTCACGATCTCGTCTTTTTAAACATGAATGAACTAGTCCCCAATATTCCTCTTGGACTTCATAACGGAAAAACCGATGAAGAAATCGAAGAATGGATTGAAAAAACAAAAACATACAATATGTCTATATGCAATCATTTCAATAATCTACTCGATAGAAAGTCTTATCTTATACGTTCTTTACGCGAACAGAAAAAAAGACAGGAAGTTCTTTCGTTAGAAAAAGTACAAGAGCTCCCGTGTGATGTTTTAAATTATATGTATCTCTATTTGGATCCAGAAACACGTTTTTCTCTTATGAAAGCCAGATACCCGACGATTAAAAGTGATATGGCAAAATGGAAAGTGTCCGAAATCAAGCAATTCTACAAGGATATTGTCTTGGACAAATATGTAAATAAGATAAATGAAGATTATAGACGTAGATGTTTGGAAACACTCGACTTTAAAGGTATATCTATGACCAATAAAGACGCGTTTATTAAAGAAACCTTTAAAGTAATTGATACACTCAATCGCGCGGCCCCTAAACATATTAAAAATTGTCTTAAATTCAAGAAAAGGGCATTCAAATTGCTGTCAGCAGTTATATATTCGAATAATAAATTAACAGAAATAAGACTCAACAAAAAATCCAAGAAGTAATATTACATTTAGATATGATTTCCTTCGTTTGAAATGGATATTTTAATATATAAGAATATAAAAACTTTATTGCAATTAGAATATGAAGCTTTTCCTTATTCTATGGGTTTCCTGTCTTGGTCTTGGACATTCCTTCCGTCACTTTCTTCATAGAAAGTCTACTCCTACGTATGCTAAGGTCGCCGCCTATGCCGATCCTGGTCCCGAACCTATTCGCCCCCCTCAGAAATATCCCATTTCGCAAAATCATTACGAGCAATACTTAAAACGTCTTAATTCGAGGAACGAAACTATCCGTGATGAAGCCATGTTAAATCAAGAATCCAATGGTTTTTCGAATCACTTTAATGAAACTGATGAAAATCAACGACCTAGAGGCGGTTTTCCAAGGGGAGGACTGCAAATTATCATAGGTCCCCAAGGAATTCGCGGTATTCAAAACCCAGGTGATGTGGATTTTAATCCTTTTATGGAGAGAACACAGCCAATTGGAGACGACGAAGATGATCCCGATACGTTTGCAAATTTCAAACGTCGTCAAGGGAAAAAGAGTGATAATTTTGAGGTCATTACCGATTTCCCTGTTAGCTTTAAAGATGTCGGTGGGTATGATTTGGTAAAACAAGAACTCGACCAATGTATAGATATTTTGTCCAATTACGAAAAATACACTCAATATAATGTACGTATCCCAAAGGGTCTTGTTTTTGAAGGACCCCCGGGTAATGGAAAGACACTTCTCGCAAAAGCGCTTGCTGGAGAAGCAAAAATACCCTTTATTTCCGTATCCGGTGCGCAATTTCAAGAAAAATACGTCGGTGTGGGAGCTTCACGCATTCGCGAACTCTTTCAATTGGCCTCTCAATACAAACCCATTATTATTTTTATTGACGAAATTGATGCTTTGGGTCGCACTCGTTCCGGAGATGGCGAATCTTCCAGTAGTGAACGTGATAATACCTTGAATGAATTACTCGTTGCCATGGATGGTTTCAAAAACTCTTCCGGTATATTCATTATTGGTGCTACCAATCGCGCAGATTTGTTAGATCCCGCTCTTTTACGTCCCGGACGCGTCGATAAACGTATCTTTATAGGAAACCCCGATGCAAAAACACGTGAGGAAATAGTACGTATTCACATAACAGGCAAACCATATGAAGCTTGTTTATCCATTGCCGACATTGTTGAATTGACCAACGGTTTGTCAGGTGCTCAAATCGAGAATTTGTTGAATGAAGCCATGTTAAATGCTCTTCGTCATAATAGAGAGATTTTTACCAACGAAGATGTCGACTTCATTATGAACAAAATGATGGTCGGATGGCAACCCAATGAACACAAATTCACATCTGATATTATTGACCACATTGCTATCCATGAACTTGGACATGCAGTCGTAGGACTCCTCTCTAAACATCATTCCAAAATGACCAAGGTAATCATCAATTTACAAGCACCCAAGAGCCCCGCATATACCGTTTTCGAAGCTTCTGACACGCCACTTTATACACGTGAATCGTTATTTGAACATCTCATGATCCTTTTGGGTGGACGTATTGCAGAAGAAGTCTTTTATAACGCCTCTGTTACTACAGGTGCGATTAATGACTTTGAAGAAGCTCTCAAATTAGCCGAAAAAATGGTTATTTATTACGGTATGGGTAGCAATATTATTTATCCTAAGAATAGCGAAAAGTATAACGCTATTATTGATGATGAAGTGGTGAATTTGATCAAGCAAGCCTATTCCGCGTCGGAACATATTATTCGCGAAGCCAAGAGTTTCGTCTTTGAAGGCGCCGAATTGTTGAAAAAAGAGAATGTTATTCAAGCAGATGCTCTCAATGAAATATTGCACGCCAAATACAAGCATTTACTCATGAAAAATTGATATGCCGCACTTTTTAATACATAAATTACTACCTTCTGTTATTGAAAACATGTCTTCTACTTCTACTCCAAACCATACTATTGACTATGGTTTGGAATTTACTCCCGGAGTTGCTCGTTACTCCAATGAAATCGATTTTGATGAAGCCTCGTGCGAATGGAATCGGAATAAAAAACGCGTTGGCCAAATGTATTTGTATATTTGCGGTCAGCCGACCGCAAGCGGCCGGCCATGTCAACGTCGCCCCAAAAAAGGCGGCTGTTATTGTGCTCAACACGCTTGATTACTTAAAACGATAATATAAATAAATACCTACCAATGCGGCTATGCCCAAAAACATGATCAATACAAATTTCCACCAAAAATATTCGGGACGCGCTAATTCCGGAATTTTTTGACGTTGTCTATTTTGCATCACTTCATCATAATCTTGAAATTTCGCTTCTTCTGATTCACGTCCTTCTTCTATACTATCTAATAAGGGATTTATCATATTTTCTAATATGTGCGTTTTTCTTTAATATTTTCCATGCTTATTATAATTCTTCTCTTGGACATTCTAATAAAAAACATCTTCAAACAAAACGAAATCTATAAAATTTTTTCTTTCATGGACCTCCTTCAAAGATGTTTTTCTATACAATGTCCAAGAGAAACACAAAAAACTGGCCAAAATCACTCGTTTTCGATGTTTTTTTCGACATTTTCTTCTTGGACATTTATTTTGTCCAAGACGTCACTACATTTTTTCACAAAATCCTCGTTTTCCAAGACAGGACGATCGCCATATTTGTGTTTTAAGAGTTCGACAATAATAAATGTCCAAGAGTGTAAATCAGCTTTTAATATGTATTTCTCGTTGGTTCGCACATTGTAAATCATGATCTTTCTGTATTCTGTTGGATGCAAATGTGCCCATATCCAAGCATACAAAACCACCTGTAGTTTATGTTCCATCGTAATTGCACTCGTACATTTCATCTCGTAGATCGTGGTCTTGGACAATAAATCCAAGCGAGCAGCAAATTTGAACTTCATTGTGTTCCCAAAATACGGAAAAAGCGCCTTTTCTAATGGTTCTTGTAATCCCTCTTGGTTATAATGAATCAAAGAATACTCTATCGAAGGCTTTTCACTCGTTTCATATTCATGTTTTAAGAGTTCATCAAATCTTTTTGTACATTTTTCCAAGAGATCGGGCTCGATCCATGTATAATCGCGTTTTTTGATCTGTTTTAACTTAAAATATAACTTCTCTTGGAACGCAACAAACACATTCGCCAAATGCAAATAGTCTTGGATACTATTACATGTTTCAGGTAGCGACTCCAGTTTCGAACGCAAATAGGAATGATCGCTTTCCCGCATCTCAATCATACTATTTTGTATTAATTTTCGCAATGAAAACTCGCCTTCATTCGCCTGTGGATCTATTTTATCGTAATAATATGCCGGTAAAGCTATGCCATTCAAATCACTCACATCTTCGAAAAAACCCTGTCCCGTATAATGCACCTTGGGAATTTCCAAGAGTTCGTCCTCTTCTTCCTCGTCGGTTTTCTCCAAACGAAACAATTCTTCTATCTTTGGAGTAATGGTTTCTAACAAATCCTCGCTCAAAAATTTGATTAATTCCGTCGGAGACACATGATACGTCTGTATTGTTTCTAATTTCCCGTCTTTTTGACTACTTTTATCATGAAAAATTGTCTGTGGCATTCCTTTAAAGTCAATGTATTCGGATTGTTTCATAACATGCTGATTTTGTTTCAAAAAATCCAAGGGGCTTGAAGAATCATTGTCCAAGAGAAAAAGCCCATGGGTAGCCCTTGTTGTTGCAACGTATAATGTGTTGGGGCATTTTTCCCGCGGCAAGTCTCGTGCAATATAAAAATAACTATTGTCAAAACCCACTACAAACACATATTTACGCTGGCGCCCCTTCACCGTATGAAACGTCGAAAACACCACTTTCCCCTCAATCACTCGCTCGTCCATTGCATCGGTTTCAAACATCGGTACATGACACGGTATATCGTTTTGCGTTAATACATTCTCCATCTTACGAATGGGGCTGTTTGGACCCTTTACCGAACCACCCAAAACGAAAATATCCGACGGACTTTCCCCCTGTTCGAGTAACTGTTTGATGTTGTATACCACGATTTTTTCCAAGAGATAGCGCGGACGACGTATATACACCACCGGACTCCCTTCTCGACACGCATGTATACGCTCGTCGCCCAACATATCCTTATTTACAAAATGCGCCATTTGATTCGTTATACGATACGATGTTTGAAGTGTTGCTTGGACAAAGTCTTGACTTTTCAAATACGAAAATCCCTCCCACGATTCACTCGCCTTGGTCAAAAATCGTATATCAGCTCCTTTAAACTCATATAATCCCTGCATATAATCACCCAATATGAGCAACTGGATCTTGTGATCCGTTGTTTTACACATATCTCGTATCATTGTCGCCACCATTTCAAAATAAAGCAATGTCATGTCCTGACATTCGTCCAAGACGATCAAATCATATAGGTTTAAAGTAGTACGCGGAGGCGTCTTGGACCTCAAAAATGCACGAATTCCCGTATCCGTATGCGCCTGCGAACTATAATATTTCACCGAAAAACTATGATATGTATGCACCTCTAAATTCTCTATTTCGAGCTCTTGGACTTTCTCTCTGATTTCATGCCGCAACATAGAATTATACGTAAATTGTAATATGTTTAAAGTAGGCAACTCCTTGGATATGGACAAAATTGTGGTGGATTTCCCCGATCCAGCACACGCATCCACAATCACGTTTTTACCGTCTTTAATTTCACTATAAACATGATATTGTTCATTACTCATAGGATTCAACATAATGAATACTTGATATGTTTCTTTGAAAAGATTTAAGCTTTTTTTCAACAAAAAGCTTAAACATTTGTTTTTCTCTTTTTCATTGTTACATTATTACGACTTCGTTTTGTCACTTTTCTTTTTTCTGGTCTCAAAATGAAATTTTTATTGTTTTCTATTGCACGTAATAAGCGAACCTGAGATTCGGCCTTTGCTTTCGACGTACATTTTGCAAATACTCTCTTGGTTTTTGCGTTTTCTACGCGATAACAACGACGGTTTCTTACTTTACGAATGGTATATGGCATGTACTATATAGTGATCATAGAAAAAACTTAATCGATCAACTGCTCTAAAGTAATACACATGGAAATATTCTGGTCTTTCATTTCTAGGGGCTCTCCTTTTTCGTCACATAGGAAAACTTCGAGCTTTTCAAGGTCTATGGGTTCGGTATATATACGCGGTTCACTAAGAACATGATCATTCGTCGGTCCCACACGCGCCAATAAGTTTTTGTGCAATTCAATTTCATGAAAAGCAGATACAAAAATACCGGTTGTGTTCTCTTGGAAATCATCCACACGAACAAAAATATAATCATGAGACTCCAATAGGTTTGGAGGTAAATGAATGGCACTTATTTTCATACATCGTATATTGGTATAACTTTTTGTCTCCTTATTTAGGTCTATTGTCAAATGACCTGCTTCTTCTTGCTCACTCGGACGAAATTTCGAATCAATATTGAGTATATATTTCTTTCGCGTAAGAGGTTTTCCGCTCATAAGTCGCTGTTTTCCCTGCTGAATAAAATGAATAAATCCCGTTTTTTCATCAGCATTAAACGTATGATGATTGAGTATTTGATTTTGAATGATATTTGCTTGGCTCTCTATGTGCATAAATGTGTAATTTTCAATGGTTTCAAGCTTGAAAAAATACTCCAAATCCTTTAATGTATAATTATTTATGTCGAAATCAATGGTTTCATGCTCCATATATGTTAAGTGATCGTTTTTTTTCAAGTCCTTTTTATACATATCATTTTACTCCGATTTCTTCTCATCATAATACAATGAAAATAGCCTTATGCTTTTGGGGGTTAACACGCAGTTTAAAATACACCATAATCAGTATACAGACCAAAATTTTAAGTCAACTCCGTGAAAATAATGTGGAATATACGATTTTTCTTCACACATACAAATTCGACGATCTTTATAATAATTCCCACGCGAATGAAGTGAATGAACAACTAGATTTTGACGAATACAAGTTACTTATGCCGGATTATGTGGAAATTGATGACCAAGATAAAGTAAAGGAAACAATATATTTAGAAAAATATCGGACTCATCCTGATCCATGGAAGACAGACTACGTGTGTGTAGACAATTTCCTTTGTGCTATGTATTCCAAAAAACGATTGGGGGAAATGATACGAAATAGCAAGCAACATTTTGATGCGTATTTGTTTTTGCGTCCTGATGTGCTGTATACGAACGATTTTAAAATGGATTATCTTTCTATGTTAACGCCGTCATATGTATGTGTGCCCGACTTTGCATTGTGGTCGAAGTTCAATGATCGAGCGTTTTTCTGTTGCCATGAAGATGTATTTACTTATACGGACTTATTTGATCATTTACTTACATATAGCAAATCCAATGAACTTCACTCGGAAAGTTGTTTATACAATTTGTTGGTGTTTAAACATGACTTAATTATTCAATATATACCTTTTCATTTTAATCGTGTGCGATGCAATGGACGTATTTGTTACGACGATGAACCGAAACAAGTGAGTAATTCGTTTATTAATATAGTGCCTACTGTGAAAAAATCGAGAAATCCTTCTTTTAAACGGAGCAACAATAAGGATGTTACGTTCTTTTAATTGCATCTTATTTAGCAATTATTTCTTTTTGTATAATTTTTTTATACGTTTATATTATAATAATGTTTGGATTACAATACGTAGGAAACAGACGGGCTGCTGCACCACGCACTGTCAAAAAACCAAGTACTACTACTAAAAATGATTCTAACGGTAACAAAAAGTTTAAAGTTATCAAAAAATCTGATGATCTTTCAACTCCTAACCCAGGACCTATTGGCAACGGAAAACTTATTGTTATTAAAAAATAATTGTAAAACAAAATGTATATCATTTTGTTTTATTGTATATCAATCTTCAAGTGTAATAAATTACTGAGTTTTTACAAATTATAGAGATCCAAGTGTAATGCTCTGTGCATCTAATTCTACTACTATGTCCGTTTTCTTCGCGTCATCTAGACTCTTCACCGCTTGATTTGCCATGCGATCACTACTCGAGTAGCCAGTGGGCAAGCCATCGATAGTGTCGTGATAATTCATTGAATGACTAGTTGCATCGAGCTCGTTTTCGGCTGCACGCTCCATAATAAAAATAGTTTGTGTAGGGTTCTTATCTTGTGCTATTACACTGTTATTGTTTGTTATACCAAGTACCACATTTCCAGTATTATTTATGTCTGTAAAAGATTTTACCTTCGTATGCACTTGTACAACTGTATTATTATTAGTGCTTACTATTTTCCAGTCTCCTGATGCGCGGATCGAAGTTCCTGCTACTATTTTTGTAGCAGCTACAGTGTTATTTGCAGCCTGATTATTCGCATCTTCAGTATTAGTATACTCTATATGATCGGCAGCATTTCTTACGTATGTTGGGGTAAAATCAAAGGCATCTAAAACAGTTGTCTTTTCTGGAGTTGTTAAATCTGCGAATGTTGTTGCGGTGGCTTCGATCGCTCCAGTTACCGTAGCAGCAGTAGTCGCTTCACTAACGTCTCCGTCGTCGGGGGTAATTCTAGTATTATCACCATTGTTATCTGGTCCAGTGATGAAACTCAACACCAAACCATCTCTAGTTTCATCGGCATTCTTCATAATGGCAGTATCAGATTTTATTAATTGCACTTCCGGATTACTTTTATGGACAGCCAAAATAACATTAGTATCATTATTTGATGTGTCCTTAACAACAGCGGCCAAATATACTCCCCCGTCCATATTTACTGTAGTTTGACTATTATCGCTATTCGCGACAGCTCCCACTCCGGGAATATTTTCTCTGCCTGTTATTATTCTGAATTTCAACGCAGCTGCCTCTGCTGCTGCGTCTGCAGTTGTATCGCCCGAGTCAACTACAGTGGTAAGACTTGCATCTGTACTGGTACTATAATTTGTTGGTCCTACAACTCCTGCGTTACCCGCACTACCGGTGGTCAAGTAAACTCTTGTACCATTAGCAGTCTGAAAGTAAACAACCGCCTTTAGGTGATTTTCGTCAACAACCGTTTTGATGAACATGTTTGATAAATTAGCGATTGTATATGAATTAGCACCGTTTTTAAGTGTCAAACTATCAGTAGTACTTAAATCTCCAGTTGGATAATGTTCCACCGCATTAAATTGATGATCTGTTCCCCAGCCTTGTATTACCGAATATAACTTTGCAGTATTTCTTGACGCATTAATAGCAACAAGTTGAGTAGTTAAATGAAGGGCAAATGCTTCTTCATTATTATGCCAATGCTGATTATTATTTAAATTGTTTGGATTTGGATTATTTACTCCTACTTTAGCCCGTATTCCCGAATTTATCTTAATTTGCATCCCACCATTTGTAGTGTTCGTGTGTATTAAATCCCTCAAAAGATAATCGCTTAGTAACAGAGGGTTATAATTAGTTAAAGATGTTAAAAGACCGGTCGCTGCACTTGCTATTCCAATCTGTCTGAAACCATTTGCACCAGCAGTAAAATCTAGCAAATCATCTATTCTTGTAATACCTGCTGTAGTATCTTCCTGACATCTACCAAATTTAATAGTAATTCGATCATTAGTATTGTTGCCTTGTTGCAATACCACATCACCTACATTACCATCACCTACCGAAATGAGATGGATAGTAGTCTCTCTAAGAGCAGATGAACCTTTATGGGTCTGATAATTGCCGCAGCGTAAACCAGTTTGAATCTGGTCATGGCGTTCATAACCAGTCCTGCCGCCGAGTGTAGGCGGAACATTAGTTTGGTTATCCTCTAATATAACCTGTACTGCGCCAATTGTATTTTCAAATGCAATCGCTTTACTTAGAGACATACCATTTGCATCGAAAGCAGAAACCTCTCCGCTTCGGATTTCACTAGCTCCTCCTCCAAGAACAAAGGTGTTATTCTCACCTACTAATATTGAGTTGGTCCCTATGTCTTCTGCTTCTATTGTAAAGAATACGGATGAAGCAGGACTTTCTACGAATTTTAAGGCTTCCACAGCTGCCTTCATACCTAAAGGACCCACCCGTCCAGCTAGATTGTTTATCTCTGTATTACTGAGACCGTCAGTGCTGTAACCACCACTCACCTTCCTGCATGTTGCGAAACTACTTAAATTGCTATCCAATTCAAAAGCGGGAGCTCCTGATATCATGCCAGTTATATTAGTTAATGTGTTTGTATTATCAGAATGAGCTTTTGTAGGGGTTTCACTTGTGATGTGTGCACGTGTAAATAATTCCATGCCACATAAATGACTATTCAATGGAAAACTAATGATAACCGCGTCACCATTCAATAAATTCTCCCATGTTTTTCCATTCAGTAAATGAGTACTTGCATTTTCAGAGGTAATTTCCTTTTTTGATATACCGAACTTAATAGTTCTATTACCTCCTGTTTGGTCTTTCCAATCACCTCCAAACTCCAAAAGATTTGAGTTATTAGCCAATGGAGTGCCAACAGTTAATAATGTACTACCACCAGCAGTCGTTTCTAAATCGATTTCCTCAGATAGCGAATTGCCAGTTAACATAGGTTTAGACATGGAAAATGGATCAGCAAAAATGCTTGATGCCAACCCACTTGAAGTCGTTAGACACCTTACTTTATTAGCCTTGGCTATTATTGATCTCTTGTCCGCGTAATTATATACATGTGATTCTGCCCTTTCCAATGCGACTGTACTATTAACTTGAGCTGCTACAACCTCAACTGTGATGCTTGAAATAGAACTTCGGTTTGCGTTCTGTGCTTGAGATAGTTTTAATTCTACATACATTTGATCACGTGAAGATGCAGTAGCACTCACTAAGTTAGAACGTTGCTTCTCCTGTACACGTACAACGTTATCAAACTCGCCATTATTATCAACAGTGCCGTCTAAACTATTTCTCAATGTCATAGTAGGTCTTGATGCTACGATCGGTACTTTGTTACTATCAAATGTAACATCAGCTGGATGATTAGCTCCTTCCAAATATGTTTGTGATAATTTAAATCTAAGAAAAGCATAACCATTTGTATCTGAGCCAGCAGCCACAGCAGCTTTGAAAGCATCTAAAGTATTAGCTATTGTTTGTTCATTACTTATATTGGCGGATTGTGAGATTCCAGCATCCACTGCGGTGGATGTCTTTACATGAGCAACTCTGCTCTGTAGCGTTATTTCACCTCCGACAGCGGTATCTGTTCCTGCTCCTGCTCCTCCAGCCGTTGACAAAAATCCTTGTACTGTCAGGGTATATGCCACACCATCTTCTTCTACATTATTTCCGGAAGTAGTAGTATCCAAAAATCTGTTTACTTGATAATTAACGCCATCATTCTCCATATATCTAGGCTGTGTCGAGTTTATTTGAGTGACGTTGTCCGTGTTCACAGCAGGGAACAATTTTCCTGGTCCTAATTGACTATCTGCCGGCCAGGCCTTTGTTTCAGGTCTTTCTATTATTGTTAAATCTGTAAAAGCTTCCGTTGCTATTCTGTTCGCATTGGTTTCTGTAAACTTTGAACCAAGTTGGGCTACACCTTCAATCATTATTGTCTCTGTGTCTGCTACTGCTCCATAAGTAAACGTTGTAGCCGGAGATCCAGATCCGTATCCGTTTTTGGCAAATACGCTCTTCATTTTCAATATATCTCCAGTATTAACCTCCATAGCATCCCCATTAGTAGCTACTCCATCTCCAATCGTGATTGCATATGTTCTGTTAGTTGTGGTATCTCCATCTCTGGTTACATCTGAGAAACGGTTCGCGGAGTCGGCTGTGGTGTTTGCTGTTTTTGTTATTGTATATTCTACAGCATCACCTCCATTTTTAGGATATACCTCAAACACAAATGTTAGTTCAGAAAATTCTACATAAATGCCATTTTTATCTACGCGAGGATCAGGGTTTGATCCGGTTGCTGTATCTGCAAATGTGAATACCACTTGTTTAGCTGTTCTGGCGGCTGAATTCATAACTGGTGCTGTAACTGTCCCCTGTCCAGGAGTTAAATCTAAATTCTGTTTGTTAGAAAGTAGGGGAGTTGTTTGTGCACCGTAACGATTGGACAATGTAGCTTGTAATGTTGCATAACTTCCTGAAGGCATAATTAATTTGTCAAGATTATCGCCACTTGTAAGGAGGGTTCTGTCAAAACTGTTGAATTCATCAATGTTCTCACCATCAGCATTCATATCAACGTCGCTGTTCTCGTTCACACCAACCGCTCTTGCAAAACTTAGAGTGTTCGGATGTGTTCCTTCTGTAGTCGGGGTTCCATTTTGTAAATCCAATTCTATTTTAGGGTATTTTTCTACTACTGCCACAGTAGCATCAGCCACAGCACTGCCGCCAACCTCCGTGTAACTTACAAATCCGGTGGGAGTATAGTTAATGTTAGCACCAAGAAAGCTAAATACTATAGTAGTAAGTGATGCACCTACATGAAGCACTTCAAATTCCACGCTATTGGCAGTAGCAGCTTTTAAAGTGGCACTATTACCTAATAAATTTACATTTGTGGTGCCGCCACCGCCACGGACGTATGATAATTTGTGTTGAGCAGCATTAGGAAACGCACCAGCACTAATGTGTGCATTAGGAATCTTTAGAATCTGTCTTGTGAAATTATCTTGCATTGTTACTGTTCCGACACTGGTAGATCCATTCTTTAGGTCATAATCATCATTATTATCTTTTACCAAAGTAAGGTTTGTTGTATAACTATGCCAAGTTGAATGATAACTACCAACATTTGTGGGGACTGTGCGCACAAGCAAATCCAATCTAAGATCTGTAAAATCAACTTCAGGGTGAGTATCTAAATCAAATACATTGGTCACCTTAGTGGATCCATTATAAAATGCCTTTTCGAGGTTCTTAGCTTCTAATATTGCTTTTAATTCAGCATTACCATCTGACTGAGTACTCGGGTCTTCAAAGGTCAATGTAGATGTGCTTACTGCTGTGGGTTGTGCAAATGTGTTAGAAGGTGTTGTTTCAGGCACAGCATCGGGAATTGTTAACGATCTTTGACCGCCAGTCGGGACTGTAAAATTTACACCATCACGTAAGTTAGTTAAAGTAAACTCACCTTTACTGTCTCCATTGTCTTCAAAACCATTTTGGACGGTTACCGGATTATCTGTTGCGTTTTTAGTTACAATACCAATTTTAAAACTATCTCCAGCAGCGAATTGAGATTGTGGTAATGTCACAACTGCTCTTTTCTCACCAGCAGCTCCTGTGTCTTGTGATACGGTCATATCTGTTGCGGACGTACTACCATTCTCCAAAAATAAAAGGTTAACCTTAGGAGCACTATCACTAGCTAAACTATTACCCCTATTTATTTGCAATGTTTCCAATTTTTTTTCAGTTTCGGTTCCGTCTGCCGTAGAAAATGTTACAGTTGAAGTTGGTGTTGTAGCATCCCCCTTATACAAATTAACAATCAATTCTGTCAAATCAGCGTCTACAATAAAATCTGTATCTGTTATTGTCATCTCTAAAGCACCAAGACCTTCAGCAGTTGTAGCAGTTGTAGCTGTAATTGTCTGTGGATTAGGATCAGCTGTTATTAATTGTGTTCCAGATGGATTTATTGTTAAACTTCCTCCAGGTGTATCTATTATAAATGTAAGATCATACTTTTGTCCATTTAGTATAGACAAAGGAGTATTTTCTGTATCTGAAAATGTTAAAGCTACAACATTATCTTGAGCAGCATTTAACCCTACACTATCACTTGTAAAATCGAATGTAATGATTTCCTCAGCAGTCGCATCGTCTCTTCCTGTAATTGATGTTAAATCATAATTAGCTGTTTTTGTAGCCGTGTTTATTACCGTATCGTAATTAGGTAAAACATATCTTCTTTTAATTTCTTTACCTGTTAAATCAGTTCCGGTCGCGTCGTCGCCTTCAGAAACCTCAGCTACTACCGTAACTGCAGTTATTTCTACCTTAGCAACATCATTATCTGTGTCGGATGCGTGTGAAAAGGGTGTGTTTTTTACTTTTAATGTTAATTTATCATCACTCGAAGAGGTGTCCACAGACAAAGATCCACCTGGGTTGGTAGAATCAGTACCTACTAGTTTTGGTGCTTCTACGAATGTAAAAGCATTTGTGACAATGCCACCCGTCCTCGCTACTGCTTGATTTTCCGCAAAGATGCTAAAAGTTATTGTGTATACTCTATTTTTAGTATAATTAAAGACAAAATCAGCCGTTATTCTCGACGTTTCAAACAATGCCTCACCACTAAAAGTCTTTGAGAGTAGTGGTTCTCCAGGACTAATAGTTCCTTCAGTCGCTGCACTTGTCAAAGTCATGACAACTGTATCTGTCTCGGTGAAATCTACTCTGTCGCCATTGTCGTCCTTACCTACGAATACCGCTTGAGCCAACTGTGTGTTGGCGTCGCCTGTTGATCTGGTTGTTGGAAATGCTCTTCCTTCAAAGCTAGTCGCCATTTTTCGCTATATACATTAACATTATTTTTTTTTATATTGAAAAATTTATAATTCCTAAATAATTTACATTACCAAGTATTAAACGAAAAAAATATAAAACAATATGTTCTTCATAAACAATGTATGATCTTCTAAATACATTGTTTATATTATGTATGTCCTGTATTTCGATTACACATTTTTATGTTAACGATTCTTATGTTAAAAATGCTTTATTGGGTTACTTTTTCATAGACGGTTATCTTCATCGAAACAACACAGACATTTTCATTCATCATTGTTTATTTGCATTTTTGACCTATTATATCCAACCACGTGAGTTTTTCTATAAATATTTACTTTTTGAATGGACCACGTTATTTTTAATGTGTTATCGTGATTGGAAATGGAAAACCAAAGAACTATTCGCTATTTCATGGATCGCTCTTCGTATTGTATACAACCCGATCATTACATACAACATAATGATCGATCAATATCACTCCAAATATATCTATTTCCTTTGTTCCAATGTAATGTATGCGCTTTTCTTTCATTGGACATGCAAAATGCTTCACCGAAAAATAAATACGGCCTATGGATTTTCTTCTATGATGCTCTATTTCTTTCCTACCTTGTTTATGTTATACAACGATACCATGACATTTGAAAAATACATTGGCGTATATTATCAATCTCTTATAAGCTTTTATTTTCATGTTATTCGAGAAAAAAAACATGACCATTATCTCAATTATAAAATGGCTAAAGCTTTGGATACGAGCGGAATTACTTACTTTGCAAGTCGTTACATAATACCCAACCAATATTATCAAATCCTTTTGTCCATTTCCAATGTTTTCATCAAATATTTTTTCGTAAACAGTGAATTTCATTCGATTATTTTATTCTTAACCATATGTAAAATGCTTTATTTACATAACGAAACCATTCTTTTGGTGATTCCTGGTTCCTATATCATGTATAACAATATTGTACACAATCAGTTTTCCCTCTTTGAAAAATATGCTTGGCATTTTTTCGTTAGTATTTCTCTGGCGTATACGTTGATGAATTAATTTTGACACCCGCAATGTTTACACACATAATATCTTTCTCCATAAGGACCTTCGTCGCGAAATGTTTCAAAATCATGTTTTCCAAAAAAAGAAAGACAATTGTTTTCGATCTTTTCTTGGTGTTTTTCCAACGTTGTTTCCATACTTTCTAATGCGCTCATAAGTTCCCTCCTTTTTTTATATAATGCATTTTGTTCACTCACTAATACTGCATGTTTCATGTCAAAACCGTCTGGTTTGGTATTCATACAATAGTATATTTATATATCTATATATCAATTTGCTTAACATCTCTTTTTTCTATGTCTTCACGCGACCCTCCAAACATACTATTTCGCACTATTTTCAATTCATTATAACCAATTGACCAGCGAACTTGTTGTTTGATTACATGCAACGGTTCATTTCCCATAATGTCATATACCTTTTTGATTTCATTGTATATGTCCATATCGATCATATCTTCAATGCGGATCCGTTCGTCGGGTAATTTCGTAATCAT